TTATATGTTGATAAGACATTATTTAAATATAATTGATAATAAGATTTTAATTATAGTGCCTACTACTTCTTTAGTTGAACAATTATATAAAGACTTTAAAGAATATGGTTATGATGTAGAAAATAATGTCAGTAGAAAATATCACGGTTATGACATTGAAGAAGATAAAAGAATAGTTATATCTACTTGGCAATCTTTATATAAATTACCTAAGCAGTTTTTTGAAAGTTTTGGTGCTATAATAGGTGATGAAGCACATTTATTTAAAGCAGTTTCATTAACTAAAATAATGACCAAATTAGTTGATTGTAAATATCGTATTGGTATGACAGGTACTTTAGATGATAGTAAAACACATAAACTTGTGTTACAAGGATTATTTGGACAAGTTAATAAAGTTGTAAATACAAAAACACTTATAGAAAAAAAACAATTATCTGACTTAAAAATTATTTGTTTAATTTTAAAACATACTGAAGAAGAAGCTAAAAAACTTTATGGTTGTAAATACCACGAAGAATTGGAATATCTTGCTACTTCAGAAACACGAAATAAATATATAAGAAATCTAGCATTAAATTTGCAAGGCAATACATTATGTTTATTTCAATTAGTAGAAAAGCACGGAAGGAAACTTTATGAACTTATTGAAGAAAGGTCTGGAGATAATAGAGAAGTCTTTTTTGTTTATGGTGGAGTTGACGCTGAACAACGTGAAGAAATTAGATCCATTACTGAAAAAAGCGACAATGCTATTATCGTTGCAAGTTATGGGACTTTCAGTACAGGCGTTAATATTCGGAATCTTCATAACCTCATTTTTGCTAGTCCTAGCAAGTCTAGGATAAGAAATCTGCAAAGTATTGGTAGAGGTTTACGTATAGGAGATAATAAAAACAAAGCAACTTTGTATGATATATCAGATGATTTAACTTTTAAAGAAAAGAAAAATTTTACTCTTTCACACTTTCAACAAAGAATAAATATTTACAATGAAGAAGGTTTTAATTATGATATTCACAACGTACAGTTAAGGTAACTATTATGATCAAGTTAGACCTAGAAACAGCAAAAATAATTAAGTTAGTTACAGGTGAAGAAATATGCTGTATGCTACCAAAAGAATTACTAGATGATAAATCTAGTTTGTTAAGATTGCAAGAACCAATGTTAATTAAATATGTTCCTCATATTACAGGACTTGGTGTATCTGATTATATTGCGTTAGTTAAATGGGTTGGATTTACAGATGATAAAATAGTTACTATTCCTAAAAATAAAATATTAACTATATGCAACGCAACAGTACCTTTTTCTGATAGATACCAGAAGTTGTTAAAAATCAAAACTAAACAACCTTTACCTGACTACATAGAAAGAGATTTATCAGATGATGAATATGATAAACTTGATATGGATGATGAAATGTTAGAACAAACTAAAAAGAAGTTAAAAGAACTTGCTGAAACTTTTGATATGCCTAGTAAACTGAAACATTAGGTAGCTAGGTCTCTGGCAAAGCACCTACATAGGTATTATACACCCGAGACCGCAAATTGTCAAGCATCCACATAATGTAAAAAAAATATAAACCATTGACAAAATAAACATTTTATAGTATAATAATATTATGACAAAAACAAAAAAAAGAAGTGAACATTACGTTGACAATAAAAAGTTTTTAGAAGCAATGATTGACTTTAAAGATCGTTGTAATAAAGCAAATAAAAGAGGACGAAAAAATCCTCCTGTTACAAACTACATTGGTGAATGTTTTTTAAAAATTGCGAATCACTTATCTTATAGACCAAATTTTATTAACTATACCTTTAGAGATGATATGATTTCTGATGGTATAGAAAACTGTTTACAATACCTAGATAATTTTAATCCTAAAAAATCAAAGAATCCTTTTGCGTATTTTACTCAAATAATTTATTACGCATTTATTAGAAGAATCCAGAAAGAAAAAAAACAAACTAATATCAAACATAAACTTATATCGGATGCTAATTTAGATGATTTGTACATTGATCCAAAAGATGACAATAAAGACTATAAGAATCAATTTGTTGAATTTTTAAGAAAGAACACACCAACACAAGAACTTCCTAAACAAAAAGAAATAAAAATAAAAAAAAGAAAAAGAAGAGCATTAAGCACACTTGAACACTTTATAAATGACTAAAATAAAAAATGTAGTAGTGATTGGAGGTGGTACTGCAGGATGGGCCACAGCTAATTTTATAAGAGATACAATCGCACCTTATATTAATGTTACAGTTATAGCGTCTAAAGAGATACCTATTATAGGTGTAGGAGAAAGTACAACAGGTGGTTTTAATTCCTTTCTTCATCAAATAGGAGTAAATGAAAATCATTATCTCAAATCAACAGGTGCAACACACAAAATAGGAATACAACATAGAGATTGGTACACAAAAGGAAAATATTTTAATTCACCAATAGGAGAACATCGAGCTAATATGAAAAATTATCCTAGTATGGATTATGACACTTTTAAAATATATGCTGTTGCAAATGATTTGAAGAATACAACACTACAAGGTTTTTTAATGGATAATCATAAATTGCCTTTTGTTAAAGCTGATCACAAAGCAAACAATCCATATAAAACATTTATGGGATATGGAGGTTTCAAAGATTTAAGAAAAGAAAATACAGCAATACATTTAGATACTTTTAAAACTGGACAATATTTAAAACAATTTTTTTTATTAAAAAAAAACACAAAATATATTGATGATAAAATTGTATCATTTAAACAAAACGAAGATGGCACAGTAGCACATCTTGTTACAGAAAAAAATGGAAATATTGAAGGAGACTTTTTTATAGATTGTTCAGGTTTTGCTAGAGTTTTAATTGATAAAGCATATGATAATAAATTTATATCGTATAAAAATGAGTTATTAAATAATCGTGCTTTAGCATTTCATTTACCTTACAAAGATAATTCAAAAATTAGAAATTACACTCACGCCTGGGCTCAAAAGTACGGTTGGCTATGGATGATACCTTTACAAGAAAGATATGGTTGTGGGTATTGTTTTTCTGATAATCATACAACACCTGAAAAAGCAAAAGAAGAAATAGAAAAAGTTTTAAGAACTAAAATAGAAGTACAAAAAGATATTAAATTTAATGCAGGTAGATTAGAAAAATTTTGGATTAAAAATGTATTATCAACAGGTCTTTCAAGTGCTTTTGTAGAGCCTTTAGAAGCAACATCTATACACGCAACACTATATCAATTAAAACATTTTATAAGATATTATTATACTGAAACATTTAATTTTAATAATTCATATATTATTGACGCTTATAATAATGATATGACAAATATGTGGGATGAAATAAAAGATTTTATAGTATTTCACTATATTACTCCTAGAAATGATACAAAATATTGGACTGAAGCTTCCTCTAAAGAAAGATGGTCAGACAGATTAAAAGAAAAACTTGAATTATGGAAAGATAGAATGCCTAGACAAGTAGATTTTGTTAGAGGAAACAGAAATGATTTTTATAATATAGATAATAATTTATGGACAAATATTGCTCACGGTATGTATATTCTAAATCCTGATATAGCAAAAAGAGAACTTATTGAATATAATTTATGGGACCTAACCAAAAAAGAAATAGAATATGCAATTAAATATTACAAATATGCTTGTGAAAATTGTGTAGATGGTAAAGAATATTACAAAAAATATATATGAAAATAGCCTTGTTAAATGATACCCACTTTGGTGTGAGAAATGATAGTGATTCTTTTAGAAAATATCAAGTAGATTTTTTTGAAGAACAATTTTTTCCTTATTTAAAAGAACACAACATTACAACACTTATTCATTTAGGTGATGTAGTTGATAGAAGAAAATTTATTAATCATCAAACAGCTTCTGTTTTTAGAAAGATATTTTTTGATAGATTATGGAAAGAAAAGATTGACACTCATATTATCATAGGCAACCACGATACTTATTATAAAAATACAAATGAAGTAAATGCTGTAGAAAATCTTTATACTTCCTTTGATGGTACAAATGAACCTTGGATATATACAAGACCCAAAGTAGTTAATTTTGATGGGACAGATATATTATTTGTTCCTTGGATTTGTGAAGATAATTATAAAGAGTCTATTGAAGCAATACAAACTGCAAAGGCAGATTTATGTTTTGGTCATTTAGAAATTAAAGGTATTGAAATGCAAAATGGCGTTATCAATGAACACGGTTTAAATAAAACAGACTTTAGTAGATTTGATAGAGTTGTTTCAGGCCACTTTCATAAACATACAGATGATGGACATATTATATATCTTGGTGCTCAATATGAACAGACTTGGTCAGATTATAAAGACCCAAAAGGATTTCATATATTTGATACAGAAACTAGAGAAATAACACGAATCATTAATCCAAAAACTATACACAAAAAAATTATCTATAATGATAAAGAAAAGGATTATAATAACTTTGACATACAACCTTATAATAATCACTTTGTTAAATTAGTAGTTTTAAATAAAACCAATGAAGAAGTATTTGACAAATTTGTAGAAAGGTTGTATAATGAAATAACAGTATATGATTTAACTATTATTGAGGATTATTCTGATATTAAAGCAAGTGTAAAAGATGATATATTAGAAATGGGCGAAGATACAATTACATTCCTAAATAATTATGTAGATCAATTAGAAACAGATGTAAATAAACAAAAATTAAAAGAATATTTAAAATCAATTTACGTAGAGGCAAGTGAAGTATGTTAGACAAGAGAACAACTATATCTGTATCTAACTTTTGGCCAACTCCTGTATGGCACGTTCAATTAGAAGATTTTAAAACTCACCCTACAAGAGTAAATTATAATGATGATTTATATTCTTTTATAAAAGGATTAAAAGAAAAAAATAAAAGTGTTAAAAAATCTAATATTGGAGGTTGGCAAAGTGATCTTTTAGACCAAGAAAAGGAAGTAAAACCACTATGTGATGAAATATTAGAAATTTTAAAACATCTACCTTTAAAAATTACCAAAGCACAAATAATGAATATGTGGGCTAATGTAAACAATAAGTATGATTGGAATAGAATACACTCCCATCCTGAATCTTCTCTTTCGGGTGTGTATTATGTAAAATTACCACAAGAATCAGGAAAAATTATTTTTAGAGATCCAAGACCTGGTGCTTTAATGAACTGTTTAATAAATGAAAGATATGATCACGGTGAATTAAAATGGGTGGGTGCTAAAGAAACTTCGTTATTATTATTTCCTTCTTTTTTAGATCATTTTGTAGAACCTAGTATGTCTGATGATGAAAGAGTTTCAATTAGTTTTAATATTACTGCCTATTAATTTATGATTTATTTTAAAACATTAAAATGGAAGAATTTTTTATCTACTGGTAATCAGTATATAGAAGTTGATTTGCAAAAAGCACCATCAACATTAATTGTAGGCGCAAATGGATCAGGTAAATCAACTTTACTTGACGCTTTATGTTTTGTTTTATTTAATAGACCTTTTAGAGATATAAAAAAAGAACAACTAGTTAATACAATTAATAATAATGATTGTGAAATACAAGTAACATTTAAAATAGGAAATAAAGATTATAAAATCATAAGAGGTATTAAACCAAATATATTTGAAATTTATTGTAATAATGTATTAGTCAATCAGGATGCTTCCAATGTTGATTATCAACATACATTAGAAAACAATATTTTAAAATGTAATTATCGTGCTTTTTGTCAAGTTGTTATTTTAGGTTCTTCTTCATATGAACCTTTTATGCACCTACGAGCAAGATATAGACGAGAAGTAGTTGAAGAAATTTTAGACATAAGAGTTTTTAGTGATATGGATTTATTATTAAGAGCCAAACAAGGTGAATTAAATAAGGCCGTACAAGATGTTAGATACAAATATAATTTAATGTCTGAAAAATTTGAACTACAAAAAAAACATTTTGAAGAAGTTTTAGATAGAGATAATATCGATATAAGCGACAAAAGAAAACAACTTGCAGATAATGAAAAAGATAATTTAGTTTATAAAGATAAGTTAGAAAAACTTAATGAAGAAATTATATCTAAAAAACAAAAGATATGGCACAAAAGTGAATATGATAAAAAGGCTAATCAACTTGCAAAATTAGAGGCAAAGATAGAAACTAATTTATCAAATCATAAAAAAACTTTAGAATTTTTTGAAAAAAATAATAATTGCCCTACTTGTACACAAAAGATTGATCAAGGATTTAAAGCACAAAAATGTCAACACGAACAAACTAAAATTACTGAACTAGAAAAAGGATTAAAAGAATTATTAATTGAAATATCTAAAACAGAAAATAAAGTAAATGAAATGTCTGTATTGTCAGACAAATTAAATAATCTAAAAGTAGAAGTTGCTAAAATTAATACTTCTATTGATGAAATAAACAGACAATCAAATAGATTAAATGATGAAATAGTTAGATTAGAAACTGAAAAGAAAAACTCCGATAAAGTTGCTTTTGAATTAGAACAGATAAAAGAAGAACTTAAACAAGTAAATATTGAAAAAGAAAAAGTAATAGAAGAAAAAAAATATATTGATATTGCCAGAGAGATATTAAATGATACAGGTGTTAAGGCAAAAATTATTAAAAAATATTTGCCAATAATGAATAATTTAATTAATAAGTATTTACAGGCAATGGATTTCTTTGTTAACTTTCATTTAGATGAAGAATTTAATGAAACAATTAAAAGTAGATTTAGAGATACTTTCAATTACAATAGTTTTAGTGAAGGTGAAAAGTTAAGAATAGACCTTGCATTATTATTTACTTGGAGAACTATTGCCAAAATGAAAAATAGTACAAATACTAATTTATTAATACTAGATGAAATATTTGATTCTAGTTTAGATACAACAGGAACAGAAGACTTTTTTAAAATATTAAGAGAATTAACAGGTGAAAATACATTTATTATATCACACAAAGGAGATATAATGTTTGATAAATTTACTAATATAATTAAATTTGAAAAATATAAAAACTTTACGAGGCTAATATGATATATGAATTAATACCACCAACAGATCCAAGAGTGCTATCTAGTATTGCACCTTTTGACGAAAAAAATTTAAAAGAACAAGACAATCTTACACCAAAAGAGTTTGCAGATAATATGTTTGAGACTATGGGTAAATATGGTGGTATAGGTTTATCTGCTAATCAATGTGGTAAGCCTTATCGTATGTTTGTTATGGGAAATCATCCTTACATAGAAAAAGGTAAAAAATGGGTTTGTTATAATCCAGAAATTAAAGGAGTTAGTAAAGAGACAATAAGATATAAAGAAGGTTGTTTAACTTTTCCTTATTTGTTTTTAGATGTAGAAAGACCTAGAGCTGTTGCTGTAAAATATTTTGATGAAAATATGAAAGAAGTAGAAGAAAACTTAACAGGTATGGTTGCTCGTATATTTCAACACGAATATGATCATATGCAAGGAATTGTATTTACTGAAAAGGTAAGTAAATTTAAATTACAGTATGGTATGAAGAAAAGAGAAAACTCTATTAAGAAAGCTCAAAGACAATGGCAGATGATAGCAAGTCAAAAATAAAATGAATAAAACATTTAACATCTTTAGTACAGGTATGAGATTATGTGAAAATATACCTTTAGCAGATTCTTTATTAGAATCTTGTAAGGATATATTATCTAAATGTAATAACCACGAAAGTTATGCTTTTGGAAAAACTAGTTTTTTTAATAAAGAATTAGATTTATTTAAAGATCACAGATTTGATAAATTTAAAGATTATGTAATAAGAGAAGCATTTAATTATTTAAAAGACTGTGGTATGGATGTTGAAAATTTAAAACTCGTTCCTTCAATTGCGTGGGTATCGGAAATGTATAAAGGTGGTTCTCATCCTCATCACAGCCACGCTCCTTATTGTCAAATAAGCGGTAATTTTTGGGTACACGCAGATGAAAAATCTAGTCCTTTAATTTTTTATAGAGATAAAGGTTTAGCAGATATATGGCAAGACTTTCCTATTAAAAATAAAACAGTATTTAATATAGATCAACTTGAAGTACAAGCAAAGAAAGGAAGTATGGCGATATGGAAATCAGATATTATCCATAGTGTATATAATAATAAATCTGATAGTAGAATAGCAATCAGTTTTAATTTAATATTAATTAATTCAAAAATAAAACATATATGAGACCAATATTTAAACAATTAGATTTACCAGAATACAAACAAAGTTTAGATGAGGCAATAACTTATTTAAATAATCTTTCATATTCTGCTGTAAAAACAAAATACAACGCAAAAGGTAATTGGGATGCTATATCAATACGAGGTTATAGTGATGATATTTCCAATATACTTAAACCAGGAGTTTTAGAAAGTAATGTTGAAGAACAACCTTTAAGATGGACTTCTTTATATGAACAAGCAGAATTATTACCTTTAAAAGAAATACTAGTACATATACCTGCTGAATTTGAAAGAGTAAGAGTAATGAGATTAAAAGCAGGTACTCGTATTTCTAAACATACAGACAAAGTAGATAAATCAATCAAAGATGGTAAGATTGTTAGATTACACGTACCTTTAAAGACAAGTGGTAATGTTACTTTTACTTTATGGGAAGGAAAAGATTCAAATACATATAATTTAGAAACAGGCAAATACTACTACGTAGATGTGTCTAAGCCGCACGCTGTTGACAATTCCGCAGATTTTGATAGATTACACTTAGTTATAGATTGCTTTAATAATCCTAAACTAGAAAACTTATTGAAACAAGATGTTATTAGCTAAACCTACAGATTTTGAAAAAATAAAAGAAATATTTTATAAACACAAAAAGTGGTTTCCTCATATAAGAACTGATTATATGAAACGTATGATCGCTAAAGAAAGAATGATCTATGAGGATTGTGTTATTATTACTTTTCATCACGCTAAAAGAAAACAAAAGATAGGTGATGTACAATTACAAAAAGGTGATACAGTATTACACCAAATAGCAAGTGAGTATCAAGGTGATGGTAACGGAAGATCAATTATCAATAGATTTTTTGAATGGTGTCCACAAGATGTGTTTTTATCAGTAAGAGCTGACAACTTGACAGCGTGTAAATTTTATGATAGCATAGGTATGAAAGTTGAGGGAAAAACAAGTTGGGCAAAAGGCACACTCCCTGGTTTAGTTTATGGAAAACGCAAAAGAAGTAGTTAGAGACTGGAAAGATAATAAAGGATTTCCTTATTACCCTAAAGATAGAAAATGGCGTGATAATGAATTTAAATCTTTAACAGCATTTAATAGAGAAAATCTTTGGGATAGAACTCATAATATTATAGGTCAATCACCACACGGATTATCACTTGCTTGGTCATATATGCCACACGCTTGGGGGATCAAATGTGGTAAAATGAAGACACCTATGGAAATATGGGAAGACGAAGAACATTTAGAAAAAGGTCTCAATAAAATTTTAACAGGTACATTTTTTAAACAAAAGAAACCACACGAAATAACAGATTCGGATATGAGAGCTATGTTGAGAAGATATAGTGGTACTCAAATGGTATCTAATTTTAGACCTACAGCAGCAGCAACTCTTTATGATATATTTGTAGAAAAAGGTTCTACTTTATTTGGTGAAGAACCAGGCACAGTATGGGATCCAAGTATGGGATATGGTGGTCGTTTATTGGGTGCAATTGCAGCTGGTGTTAATTATATAGGTACAGATCCTTGCGTTCCTACTTATGCAGGACTAGAAAAAATTAGAGACGAATACGGTCTTAAAGACAGATCATATAAACTTTTAAGACAAGGTAGTGAAACATTTATACCCGAAGATAATAGTTTAGACTTTGTTTTTACAAGCCCACCTTATTTAGGACACGAAATGTATGGTGATGAAGAAGAACAATCATTTAAAAAATTTCCAGTACAAGATCAATGGCGAAATGGGTTCTTATTACAGACTATTAAAAACGCATACAAAGGTTTGAAACCAGGTAAACACGCTGCTTTTAATGTTGCAAATGTTAAATCATATAAAACGTTTGAAGAAGATACATATGATTGTATGGTTGAGGCAGGATTTAAAGATATAAAAGTTTGGTGGTTATCTCTTTCAACTCAACAAGGAACAACTTCTAAAAATACATTAGAAGAAGGTGAAACCAAAGTTAAACAAAAGAATAATTACATAGGGCGATTCGTAAGACCAGATGTTCCAGGTAGAAAATATGAACCAATATTCATTGGAATCAAGTAAAAAAACAAATGTTCTTGTTTTGTTCTCTTTAAAACTTAATAAAATCAATGTTTTTTAATGCTTGACTTTTAAAGTGTTTTAGTGTAGCGTAGCAGTATATGACACAAAACACTATGCAAAGTCAAAAATCTAATCTTGCAAAATTACT